TTTGAGGACGGGCAGTATACCGTTAACTGCGTTGGGGCCAACCACAATCTATCAGATGTGAAAGTTCCCAACCAGGTCTCTCTCGTGGTGAACAACGCCGCTGGTCTGATTTCAAACGCTCAGATCGAATATGCCTCATTCAATGGCGGGGTCACTGTAGATGTAGTTGATGGCGTTAGCGGGACGGCTTTCCCTGCTGGAACTTCGATGATGCCCGTAAAAAGCTTGGATGATGCCATGCTGATTGCTTCTGTTAGAGGTTTCGGGACGATCTTCATCCTCGGGGATATGACGATAGACGCTGGCGGCGATTACTCCAATATGATCTTTGTTGGAGAGAGCAAAGGCAGGACGACAATTACCATTGATCCAGCCGCCAATGTAGCCAACTGTGAATTTTTTGATACCACGATTACTGGAACTCTGGACGGAAACGCTAAGCTATATGATTGTCTGATTCTTGATCTTAACTATATCAATGGGGTGGTGCAGCAATGTATGCTAGGAGCAGGGACAATTACCCTCGGGGGATCGGCAGAGGCTCATTTTCTGGACTGCTGGTCAGGAGTGGCGGGAACGGGGACGCCAGCAATCGACTGTGGGGGAAGCGGGCAAAGCCTCGCTTTGCGAAACTACAACGGAGGCATGACCATAAAAAACAAGACGGGACCAGAACCGATATCCCTGGACATCAACAGCGGCAGGGTGGTTCTGGATAGCACGGTAACGAACGGTGATATTGTTATCCGTGGAATTGGTATCCTGGATGACAACAGTGTCGGTGCAAACGTGATTGCTGACGATTTGCTCTCCTCTGATACGATCTCCAGGGCAGTGCTGGATGAGCCGATTGTTTTTCATACTTCTCCTGGAAGTGTTGGAGCGACTATTCTTAATATGTTAGGTTTGATTGGACAAAATATTCAGTGGGGAAATCTTGTACATGATTCAAATCATAATTTAACAGGAGCAAGGCTTACTGCATATACGGACAATAGTTTAAGCACAATCAGAAAACAGTGGGATATTGCTGCTACATATGATGCAGATTCTGAGCTTACTTCATACGAAATGATTGAGGTATAAATGAAAGCAGATCAGATTGCAGGATTGGGACGAGTTGGGAGGGTTTCAGCAGCGACGATTGCTTCTTTAGGTAGAATTGGACGCAAAATTCTTGAGTTTTTTATTCCAACAGAACCTATTACCTTTGTTTCTATTCTGCCGTTTGCATTTCAAACGGAAATTACCAAAGGGAGCAATTTAAAGATTGTAGTATCTACCTATAGAAAAGCAGATGTTCTTTCTTCTGAAGGAAGAGTTGTTGTTATTTCATAATTAAAGATATTGGAGGAGATTTAATAATGCGAGATAAAAGTAAAATCGAGGGATTTGTTCGTGCAACTGTTTATGATTCAAGCGGTCAGATAAAACATTATCCACAAACCTGGTGGCAGAAATTACTAAGGCTTTCTGGAAAAAAGATGATCTCTGTAAACCATAATATCGTCACGGATGAAGGAGATGCTCTGGTTGCCGATTTGATGGCAGAAACTCCTGCACAAACAAAAGTGGACGGAACCAACGGGCATATTGAAGTTGGTACTGGATTTGTATCTGAAAGCAAATCAGCTACTTCTTGTACAACACCCACAGGAAGCCCAGAATTACTGGATGCAACTTACCCTAAACTAAAAGGAGCATTTGGTGCTGCTGATGATAATGTTATTCAATATCGAGCAACATTTGAGGCAGGCGATTTGGATGCTACGGGTATTGATGAAGCGGCGCTTATTAATAATGCCGTCGCAGGAAGTGCCGATTGTTTAGCATATGCTGAAATTACTCCAGCGGTGAATGTGACTTCTTCAGATACGCTACAGGTTGATTGGGAATTGACATTTACTGGTTCCTAATAAGGAGTAATTATGCCAGCTAGAAATGTCCATGAAGTCAATATTACAAATTGGACTTCTCTTGGTAGCACTGCGCCAGTTGATCGATATTCATTTGATCTTGAGATCAAATGGACTGACATGGCTGGCGTATTCCACACACATAGTGGAACCTACATTTTTCCAAACGATATAGTCTCAATGCCCTTGGTTAATATGCGCCATTTTGCTGAGATGATGGTGCTTGCGATGGTGAGAACAACGCTTGGCATAGATACCTGGGATGAATATACATGACCATATATTATGTTGGAAAAGGCGGAAGTGATGCGGAAAATGGTACGACTTGGGCGCTTCGCAAACTAACGCTCAACGGTGCAGAGGATATTCCCGTTGCTTCGGGCGATACGGTATATGTGGGTCCAGGCGTTTACCGTGAGCGTTTGGATTTGGATGTTAGCGGGACTTCGATGATCACTTATATCGGCGATGTGACAGGCGAGAATACCGATGGCATCGGAGGTGTTGTGCGTATTACGGGAAGTGATGACGACCAGACTGCAACACGGGGCAACTGCATTTTTAATGGCGGCACATACACAAGAAACTACCGCACATTTCGTGGGTTTGTTTTCGATCTGGCTACTAATAATCTCGTTGAAACCTTTGGGCCAAGTGATTACATCACGATTGAGGACTGTGTATTCACGATGGGTGCAGCGGGATACTACTGTCTGTTCCTCGTGGGAACTAACAACTATATCAGACGCTGTATCTTCATGCCAGGACGTGATCCAGGGGGTATACGTCACTGGGCAGCCAGTGATAATACCGATGTTTCTTCGGTAATTGAGAACTGTATTTTTATTGGTGGCGGCGATAATTTTCAATCTTTTCGCACACAGGGGATTACCATCAGGAACTGCACGTTTCTGCACGGTAGAGATGATGGCGTGGATTGCGACCAGGCGATAACTGGAACGATAGACGTGAACAACTGCATATTCTTTGGTATCTCTGGAAATGCCCTCGAAGCGGCGGAGACAGGCGACATTATCGAAAACTACAACTCGTTTTCTTTTAACTTCTCGGACCGCAGCCTTGTTGATACGGGTGCACAATCCAATGATTATCCTCCCCTGTTTGATTGGCCTGTTCTATTGGACGGGTTCATGCTCAAGAGTTACATGCTGGGAATATTATCCGAATGGTCTACGATTAAACGTATTACGGGGACTGGCGAGAGCACTGGGGATTTCTTTGGGATAGATAGACCCACAATCAGTTCGAAGAAATCGTGGGGGGCTTTCCAATATAGAGGGATAGAGCGAGAGACAATCACGACAAGAGGAACAAGCGCAGCGTCTTTGAAATTGGATGATGCTGGCGAGGCCATGTTTTTCGTTCCTGTCGATGGCTCGCAAATAACAATCTCGGCGTATGCTTATCATGAGGCTGACTATACTGGCACTCTGCCGCAGATGATCATCCAGCAACCTGGGCAGAGCGACAGGACAACAACGGACACGGGTTCTCATTCAACATGGAACCTGCTTACCGATACCTTTACCCCTTCTGGCACTGACTTTGTGGTGGTGACATTGCGTTCCCTCAATGAGGCAACCAGCGGTAATTACGATGTGTTCTTTGAAGACCTGGATGTATCCTGATGGATTTCGATCTGTGGATTACCAACCGTATAGGGTTCGACATTGCTGCGCCAGCTAATGGAGGAACTGGTGACTTCGATACGTGGATCACGAATCGTATTTCATGGTGGGAGTATTGGAAAGCTCTTGTAGGGGGGGAAAGTTATCAACGGGGAATATATGATTCTATAGGAATTACAAGTGCAATAAATAATATTCAAACATATATTCGAACAGTGATAAATACAATAAGTGTAGTAGATATTATTTCTGTATTGGGTACTTATATTCGGACGATATCTGAAGCAGTTGGTATTACAGACACGTTTTCAAAAATTGGAACTTTTATAAAAAATTTTGCAGAGACGGTTGGAATTACCGAGATTTTAACAACAGCAGTATTCAAATTAATCCTGTTTGTGGATGCGGTGAGTATAACGGATACCATTTCTAAAATTAGTGCTTTTATAAGAATCTTACCAGATAATGTTGTCATAACAGATGTAATTTCTAAGATAGGTACTTTTATAAGAATTTTACTAGATACTGTTGGTATAACAGATGCCATTTCAACAGCCATAGCATATATTGTAGCTCTAGTTGATTCAATTTCAATAACAGATATTCTTTTAGCGGCGGTATTCAAATTAGTTACATTAGCTGATGCAGTAGGAATTACAGATATCGTAACAAAAATAGGAACTTTTATAAGGATAGTTGCTGATACAGTAAATATTACAGAGGTACTAACAAAAGTTGCAAATTACCTTGTATCAATAATAGATAACATTAGTTTAATTGATATAATTTCAACGAGCGTTAATTTTATTATAGCAATCGCTGATTCGATTGGCATAACAGATGTTATGACAGCAATAAAAGGTGCGGGAGCATTCTTTGTAAATATTTATGATATAGTTAATATTACTGATGCATTAACAAAAACAGGTGAATTTATACGAAATCTTGCTGATAACATAAATATAATGGATAGTTTTTCTAAAATAGGAACATATATTCGTACAATTTCTGAGAATCTTGATATTATTGATACTGTTGAATCAATTGTACACAGATTTATTTTTTTAACAAGTTCTATTGGTATTGTGGATATTTTTTCTACGATTCAAGGATATAAAAGAGAAATATTTGAAACAGTTAATATTACTGATATGTTAAATAAAATAGGAACTTATATTCGTTCTGTTTTGGATGTGCTTGGAGTTACTGAAACAATTGGAGTTATAGGAGGAAGTTATCTCCAAATACCTTTTTTGCGAGGGCTTTTTAAAGTAATTATTGTTCCAACAGAAGAGTATAAAGTGGAAGTTATTTCTTCACGAAGTATAGTTGAGATTATAGATGAGTGAAGGGAGTAGATGAATGGCAGATTTTACGATTAAACGAAATGATTTATTGCCTAAATTAGAAGCGATTTTAAAAGACGGCAATAATGATCCCGTTGATTTAACCGCAGCTACGGATATTGTTTTTCATATGCGCTTTGAAAAAGAGTCAACATTAAAAATTCAGGATGGAGAAGTTGATATTGATCTTGATCCAACAACGGGTAAAGTGTCTTATGAATGGCAAGGGGGAACTACAAGTGATACAGACACAGAAGGAATATTTCTTGGAGAATTCTCAGTTACTTGGACTGGAGGAAAAGAACAGACTTTTCCAAGTGCAGGATATATTAATATAGAAATTTATGAAGACCTTGCGTAATGACATAAGTTGTGTGAATCTAATTGTAGGAGTTGAGAATATGTCGAACATACAAATTAAACGACGAACGATGAGATTGGTTCCTCGCAGTCCAAGCATTGATGGTTTTTTGCCTGCTGTGGTTGTTCCTGTTCTTTATGAGCGATGGAAGGGAGATAAATGGGGAAACGTTGTTGTTCTTCATGGTGGAATAACCTCTATTACTTGTGATATGGTTAAAAATGTAGGTTTTCAGGAACTATCAAAAGTTTATGGAATTCAGCAAACAAAATTATTTCTGGAAGCTGCGGGGCGAGGAGCCCTATAATTTTATAGGCAAATAAATGGAAAAGTCACCTGCTTGCAGACAAGAGGGTGAAACTAAAGAAGATTGTGTCGCTAGAAAAATTCCTGAGATCAAGGAAGAACACCCTGATTGGGCAGATGATCAAGTTCAAGCCGTTGCTTATTCAATATGTGATGAGGCTTGTAGCGACAAATATATGAAGGAGAAAAACATGGCTGTGCGTTCACAAGATCAGTATATTCGCAAACATATTGGTGTTCCGCTTGAAAAAAGCTATGCGGCACAAGAAGACGGATCGATTATGGTCAGGGGATATTTTACTAGTGATGTAATCGATGAAGTTGGAGATATTATTACACGAGAAGCAACCGAAAAAGCTGTTCCTAAATACCGAGAATGGGGCAATATTCGTTATATGCACCTTCCCAAACCTGTAGCAAAAGTTGTTCGTATTGGGAAAGAAGATGGATTGAAATGGAATGAAGTTGAGATTCATGTTATCGACCCAGAAGCAGTTTTCCAGGTTAAAAACGGCTTACTTAAAGCGCTTAGTGTAGGGATTGTTATTCGTTCGTGGGACGATATTGAGATTAATGAAGAGACAGGCGGATGGGAAATTATCGCATACGAGCTTGTTGAAATCAGTCTTGTTGATCATCCTGCCAATTATGATGCCAAATTATTTTTGGATGATGATAAAGTATTACCAGTTAATCGAGAGTTGCGCCAATTAGTTGCTGATCACGGATTTGCCATGGTCTCCAAAGCCTTGGGCGCAATTACGTCCACTAAAATGGAGGAGGAAGTTGATATGGAAACACTGAAAGAAAACCTCCAAACGGAAGAGGAAATCGTGGCGGAGGAAGAGATTGAGGCTTCTCTCGACGAGGAAGAAATCGAAGAAGAGGAACTCGAACTCTCTGTTGATGAGGAAGAAGTGGAAGAGGAAGAAGAGGAAGAGGTTATCGAAGAAGTTCTTGATGAGATGGATGTTCGTCTTTCAGATGAGGACGAGGAAATCGAAGAGATCGATAGCGTGCTTCTGGATTCCGCTGAAGCTGAAGAAGAGAAAGACCTTGATGATGAAGAAGAGGAAGAAGAAGAACTTGACATAATCGATGAGGAGTCGATTGAAGAAGAAGTAGAAGAGGAACTGGGTATTGAACCCGACCTTATGGCACAATTTATTCCGCTGGCTAGAGCCCTTCTTGAAGTCCTTTCAGAGACCGAAGCAGAGGTTCCTATTGAGGAACAGTCTGAGGTAGAAAAGACGGAAGAGATTGAGGAAGCCCATGATGAATTTGCTGCACTGAAGGCACAGGTAGATGACCTTGGTTCTCAAGTAGCAGAACTTACAGAGATTCTTTATTCTCTGATTAAGCCTGCACAGCGAATGGGTAAAGTCAAAACCGATGCTCTTCCACATGAATCCGTAAAAGAACTTGAAATGGAAGAAGAGGAAGAAACAGAGGATATGATGAAATCAGCCCTTCGTCGTTATCTAAAATCGCCTGGAAGAGTAGTAATTCGAGAAAGGCAATAAAATCTTAATCTAAAAGGGAAAAAATCATGGATACCGTAAAAGATCGTATTGTAAAGGATATTATGAGTCAAGTTCGAGGGGAAGAACTTCGCAAAGCGTTGTTAACAACGGGCGATGGTGCTGCACTTCTACCTTATGATCTTGATCCTATCCTCCATGAGGAACTCTTGAAGCTCCAGCCGCTTGCTGTTTTGCTGAGCATTATCCAGGCTGGAGGCAAAACCCATGAGTATTCTGTCCGAAGCTCTCACCCACAGGCATGGTTTGAAGGCGAAGTTACTCCTGCGAATGCCAAGAATAGTGTATATGCTCGCAAGACCGTTGCAATGAAAATTCAGCGGATTTGGGGCTCTGTTTCTGGTTTCGCTCAGGCAATGGATGAGGCATTTGTTGATGCTCTCGCCGTTGAACTTGAAGGTTCGCTTGAAGGCATGTCCAACGTTCTTGAATATGGTTTGATGTGGGGTGCTGCTGATGACATTGGATTCACGGGTGACGCCTATCAGTATTCAGGCTTGATTCCTCGTTTAATGGCCTATGCCTCTGGCAATATTTTTGATGCTGGTGGAAATCAGATCACGTTGGATGATCTTGATCAGGCTTATGCGTTAGCAACAGGCTTCCGTGGAGTTCGTGGAGACCCGAAGGTTTGGTTGATGGGAACCCGAATGAAGCAGGTTGTTGATGGTCTCCAGCAGAGAGTTCAAATCCCTCTGACTGAAGCCGTTCTTGCAGACGGAAAGATCATCATGGCCGCATATGCAAATGTTCCGATCCTGGAAACCGACTATCTTGTTCCTGCAACAACTACAACTTCTCCAGCCGTCACCGCAGCCGCAGCTTCTGGTGGATCGTTGGTTGATGATGAGTACTTCTACATTATCTCTTCGGTCACCGCCACAGGCGAGCAGGTTGGTGGTACGGAAGATAGTGCAACGACCTCCGTGACGGACAATACTGTTGATCTAACCTGGACCGCTGATGAGAATGCTTTGCTTTACCTCATTTGGCGAGGTTTAGCAACAGGTGCTGCAAATATGAAGCTCCTAGACATCATCCCCGCACTTACCTATGATTCAGCAGGAACCGTTAGTGGTGCAGTTGAATCATACTCGGACGATGGTTCCATCGATACGGGTGCAGGTACTTCCCTCACCGATCTTCAGCCTCTATCCAGTGGTGAGCAGAATATCCTGCTAGTAAACTACAATCCACGTCGTGGTGCTGCATTTCTTGGTAAAGTTGACGACATGGGTCGTCCGACTGACCGTTTGTTCAGCTTCGTTGAGTTGGCACGAGTTAAGGATACCTACGACTATATGTTGAAGGGATATATCGCTTCTCGACTTGTACACCCGAATCTGGTTGCAATGGTTCGTCACGCAACACTTACCGCCTAAACCCAGTAGGCAAGAAGAAAATAGTGAGGTGTTCAGCAATGGACACCTCTTTTCTTTTCCGATTGTAGGAATTGTAAGTCCAAGTTTGGATTTTGTGAGGGTAACTATGGCCTGGACACTGTGTTCGAAACAAGAAGTTGTTGCAATTCATCCCTTTCCTGTTGATGATTTAAAAGATTTTTGGAGTGATACGGCAGAAGCGCTTATCCGAGAACATCTTGGGGCTCCGTATTTAGGTGAGGCAGTTGCGCTTACAAATGAAACGCATAGTGGAGATGGAACACCTCTTTTAATTGTGCGTAAACCTCCTATTATATCTGTTCAAGCACTTCGTATTTCTGGGGTTGCTGTTACCACGGCAGACTATGTTGTATTCTCAAATCATATTGAACTTGTTGCTCAGCGTTTTCCTGTTGGACAACTAAATGTACAGGTTGATTATACTTCTGGAGACACTACTATTAATCCAATCATTAAATTAACTGCGGCAGCAATGATTGCGGCAATTATAAATTATCGTCAAAGATATGGTGCGGATTCTACGTTTAAGTGGGCGACAGGGGAACAGCAAGCAGGAGAATCAACTCCTAATTTGAATGTAGGATTAACCTCTCATTTAAAATCAATTATGAAGCGGATGCTTCGCAGGGAGCGAATACGTGCCAGCTAATTTGAATATGAGCCCGATCTGGAGTGGAACAAGCTTTCTTGGTTTCGGGCAGATGAAGCTTGAAGTTGATTTTAGTGAAGTTCAGGGTATGCTTGCGAGAGAGGCAAATGTTCGTCAGGCACGTGAATTTCTTGAAACAGCTTCTATGTCAGTTGCAGAAAAGATTGCCGAGTTTGCCCGTGAGAAGTTATCTGTAGGTGGCTCAAGAGATGTTGGTGCGACAGGGGGAGCATCAAAAAATATATTTGTGATGAAGTCTGGTGAGCACGATGCAATTATTTATGAAGGAGCCTATCCAGCAAACTATTTCATTCGAGAAGGACGCACAAAAGGGGCTAAGCGTCCTCCAGCAAGAGCAATTGTAGAATGGATTGTTCATAAAGGAATAACTATTGAAAAGCCCAAAGATCAACGGGGAAAATGGAGAATAACAAAATATGGTGGTCCAAGAGCAAACTTGCGAAGTAAACCTCCTCGCCCCTGGAAACGAGATATGAAACAAGTAGCTGGAATTATTGCAACTAAAATTGGTCAAGAAGGAATGACTCATTTTGGAAAACTATATCCTTCAAATTCAAATCGGTATGATTATTATGGGGAGATTATGCATAGAACTCCTGGGGAAAAGTATTTTACCAATATGATTATGGAGAGGTATACTTATTGGTTTCCTTTATATAGAGAATTTTTGCGAGATGGAAGACCACGACGGATACCACGAAGACTTATTGGTGGGGCAAAATAATGGAAGAGTATGATATAAAAGAAGCCGCAGTGGTTAAGAAAATATATAACCATTTTCAAAAATATGTGGATCATGAAGATCAAGTTGTTGCAGGGGCAATCGATTTAATCTTTAAGCAATTGGTAGGGGAAGGAAAAAAGTATGGTTGTCTTGTAGAATTTGGTGGGGGTGCACGAACAAGAGTTGAACCATTTAAACGACCAATCTGGCAATGGACGTTAATCTGTGTTTTTATTGTTCGTTTTACGGGTGAGTTAGAAGATGTAGAAGATGAGCTTAGGGGGATCATTAATTTACTTTCTTCATTATTTAATGATGATCATACATTGGGCGGACTTACACCATTGGTGAGAATTGAAAGAATTGATCAACCTGAAGTAATACGAATGAATGATATTCCGATGTACTGGCTCCCTTTTGAGATCAGTGTTTTAGAAGGACCAGATTAGGAGGAGTAAATGTTTGAGGAATTAAATTTTGTTGAAGAATCTTCTGAGGAAGAAGAAGCGGTTATTTCTGAAGAAATTGAAGAAGTTTTGGAAGAAACGCCAAAACGTCGAAGACGAAAAAAGAAAGTGGAGGAAGTAATTATCCCTTTAGAAGAACTTGATCCACATCTTCGACCTATACCTGCACCAGTTGTGGAAGAGAAAACGGAACCCGAGATACCTGAAAGTTCAGCAACTTTTCCCGAAGGGACATATTTTGTTGACGAAGAACTTGCAGAACAAATGCTTGCAGATATCGTATACCGTCGTCGGCAAATTCGTGATAAGGTTGCATATCTTGGACAGGGAAGACAGAAAAATTTTGTCTTACTTATGGCTACCTGGATGGTAAAACCTGAGGGCATTCTATATGTTCCTGAGCAATTGGCGCAATTTCAAGAGTTATCCTCCTGGAAAAAATTGGAAGAAGCTCCTGAGGGATTTGTGGCGTTTCAAGCAGAATAACAATTGAAGGAAATAGGTAGAGAAGACCGATTTTGTGAGTCTTAAAAAAGATGCCTTTGTGTGTGACGGAGGTGAATAAAAGAAGAAATCCTATGGAGGAAATTATATTATGGCCGCTATTGTTGGAATTGACGCAAGGGTAGACCTTTCAACGGACGGTGGGTCTATTTGGACCCCTCTATCCGAACGAAATGAGTTCACGATTTCGATTTCAGTTGATGTAGCTGAGCGTAGGCCATTTGTTGCATCCTTAGCAGATGCATGGGTTTACAAGGCTCGAACGTGGATGAACTGGAATGGTTCTCTGCGTGGTTATTACGATGATGCTGATGACACGATCTTTGATACGATGAAAACAGGCAACACTGTTAAACTTCGTTTCTATGATAGTCGAGCAGTTCTAACCAAGTACTGGGAAGGAAATGCTTTGCTTACGTCTGTTGAGCATGGTGTTACAACCGAGGACTTTGCTACGCTTTCAGTAGATTTCGAAGGTGTTGGAGCTTTGAGTCGAGTAAGTTCATAAACATCAGTGAAGTAAAGCCTTAAAAACCCTGGCCTGCTTAAAGCGGGTCGGGGTTATTTATATCTAACTCAGGAGTGAGAGATGACAGAGAGTATCAAGTTTGCAGTTGCGGAAAAAGAGTTTGAGCTAGTTAAGACGGGTCGAGAGCAGGCAGAACAAGTTATTCAGCTTGGTAAATGGATCAATGAGTATGGTGTTCCTGCACTTCAAAGAATGACAAATGAAGAAGGGGAAATCACCTTTGCTGGCGGATTTGATTTGCTCAGCAGCATCCTTCAAAGCCTTACTGTGGATGCCCTCATTGATCTTTATATTCTTATCTTTGGTTGTAATAAAAAATTTGCTGATCAACATTTTGATATTGGGACTCTCATTGAAGCATTGACAGTTGTTTATAATGCTCAACCATCTATCGGAAAGGTAATCTCCCGTTTTTTCTCGCAAGCTACATCCGAAAACGTTACGGAAGAGCCCTCCATGACATCAGAGTAGCCTATGGCTGGGCTGATGAAGAAATTTTTGAGCATATAGATATTTACGGACTTTCATGGCTGGAAGAAACATGGAAGTATATCCAAGAGGATAAATCCAATCATTATCGATGGATGATGTTGGTAGCTCCCCTATCCAGGACTCCTATGGACAGAAAAGGAGCGCAAAATCAACGAACATATTCACAGAAGTTGCAGCGCTCTCTTGAAATGCTAACGCCATGGAGTGAGGATACGAAGTTTAATGCTTTGCGAAGAAAGTATGGCCCATCTATGAGGGGTGAGGCACAAGTTATTGTATCTTTTGATGCTAATGATGATCCAAATAGCCCATTATTCAAGGATGCAATAACTACAAGAATAAAGAAAAAAAGCAAAGCAGAGGACTAAATGGCTCAATCTTCACATACTATTACCCTAAGATTTAAGGGACAAGACCAAGTTAGTGCAGTAATCAATAAAACAAGCCGTGGCCTTCAGGTTATGGGGCAGGGTCTCAGTAGTGTTACTCAGAAGACAACCCAAACTGCTACTGGAGGACAAAAGTTTATTGGTTTCCTGCGAGCAGCAGAAACGGGTTTAAAGGCTGTTACTAACTTAGGACAAAATTTCTCTAACTCTCTTCGTCTTGCCGCACAGGGTATGATGTCTGTGGGCAAAGCAATGACCATTTTCATCACGCCTCTAATTGCTCTTGGTCTCAAAAAAGCTGCGGATGCCGCAATTGGTTTTGATGCAGCATTGATCCGTGTTGCAAAAACCACTCAATTGAGTGGGGATTCACTAGCGATGCTTGCTCGTGGTATACGAGACCTCGGGATCAATACTTCAACTTCACAAGTTGATCTTGCAAAAATGGGAGAACAAATTGGTCAGCTTGGTGTTCGTCATGTTCCTTCTATTCTTTCCTTGATTGATACATTTAATATGCTTACGATTGCGACTGAAATCAGCGCAGATGAAGTTGCACTAGCAATGGGTAAGATTGCCAATGCCTTTGGTATTGATCTTAATACCGAGGAAGGGGCAGAAGAAATTGCTACACTTTCAAGTGTTATTAACCGTTTAGAAAATGAATTAGCTGCAACTGCCCCTCAAATTCTTGCGGGAATGGAGAATTTTGCTCAAGTAGCTAGTTTAATTGATGTTCCTCCTCAAACAGGCGCTGCTTTAATCGCTTCCCTTGTTTCTGTCGGTTTTTCTGCCGAAGAAGCAGGAACGGCATTACGTAATATGACGATTAAGGTCGTTCAAAATGCGGATGAAATTTCGCAGTTGATGAAAAATACAGAGGGATATGCTTCAACACAAGAAGTATTAACCGCAGTTAATGAGGATGCTGGAAAAGTTCTTATCGACCTTGTTGAAGCTGCCGCCGCAGGAGATGACCAGGCACGAACGTTATTTGCAACTATTGAAGCAGGAGGAATTCGTGGTGGTAAAGCCTGGGCAGCAATGGCAGGTGGTATTGAGACATTCCGCAAAGCGTTAAATATCGCTGGTGATGAGTGGGAAGAAGCGCTTTCTCTTATTACAGAATATGAGCAAGCAATGCTATCCACAGAAAATCAGCTTGGTATTTTACGTAATAACTTTACTGAATTGGCATTGACAATTGGTGATGTTCTTCTGCCAATCATTAATACATTAATTGCAACAGCGATTCCAGCGGTCCGTGCCTTAACAGAGGCGTTTAAAAATCTTCCTCCACATATTCAAAAATTTATTGTTCTTGGAGCAGTATTATTAGCAGTTCTTGGTCCATTGATTATGTTTTTGTCCATGCTTGGGTTTGGTTTATCCATGGTTGCAATTTCATTCTTCAAAATGGTCAGTCTTGTCGGTGGCGTAATTCTTGCTTTCCTTAAACTTGGAAGTATCTTTCTTACAATTATACAATTTATTGGTGGCTTAAGTGCGGGATGGCTTCTTGCTGTGGGTGCGATTGTATTAGGAATTGCTCTTCTTCTTACTCAATTTGGAAATCTTGGAGCTAAGCTTTCCCTATTTTTCTTGGGCTTAGCAGAAAAAGCCAGAGCATGGGGCGAAAATCTTATTGCAACTTATGGTGCGGGTCTTCTTTCTGCCGCTGTAACAGTTTTGGCTAAGGTTTTGACTGCAATTGGAAACTTTATTGGCAAGTTTCTTGCAGGTCGATCTCCTCCTGAATTAGGTCCTCTTTCTCATATTGATAAATGGGGCAAAAGTGTTTTTGATAGCTATTTACAGGGTTTTGCTGAAGCAGATTTTTCAATCTTAAGCGGTGTTGGTAGAATTATTGAAAACGTACTTAAATCCTTTGCGGCGGTAGGTAAAATTGGAGATAAACAGCAATTTACGTTTGCCATGAAAGCACGTCAAGACCTGGCGAAGTTAATTAATGTTTTCAATGATACTGGACAGATTGCTGAGGATGTATTAGATTCTATCACAGCTAATATTGGTGAAGCTGCGGATGAAGTACAATCATTAATTCGCTTGTGGTTAGAGTATACTCGTATTCAAAAAGAATTAGCCGCATTGGAAGCTCGGCGTGAACAGGTATTAGATATTTATCGCCAGGAAATTCAATTAATCGCACAATCCAATATGACTGCTGAAGAAAAAGCTGATGCCATTCGTGAAGCAATGCGTTCTCGTGATGAAGAATTGCGTGCTGTTTCTGAAGAAGAACGGGAACTTCAAAAACAGAAAACTGTGGTAGAAGAACAACTTGAAATCCAACGAGCGATGATTGATGCTATGCAGGATCAGGATGAGCTTCAACTTCGTCTATTGGATACGCTCGATAAAATGAGCGGTAAACTGGACGCATTAGGAGATTTTTCTTTTCCTGAGTTTGAAGGCTTCCCTGAACCCGATGTCTCTGGAATTTCAGAGATCGGGGAACAGCTTCTTACAATGCAAGATCGTATTTCTCAAGGTGAAAAGGCGTTTCAGGGATTTATGGATGCTCTTACAGGGGCGGATTTTGATGAAACGCTTTTTGCCGAACTAAAAGCTTTTGATGAAGAAGCAGGAACAGATTTTGCAAATACATATAAAGCTTTATGGGAAGCAGGAAATAAAATTTATACAACCTGGGAAAAAATAAAAACCACCTGGCAGTCAGCAAAAGACACATTTGCCGCACTTACTGGTCTTTTCAGTGGAGAAGGGTTAAAGGGTCTTATCCCTGAAGGTGCGGCAGAAAATATAGGAAAACTTACGGATGCTGTGGGGAAGATAGTAGGATTTATTGCGGATAATATAGATACGATTTTGGTTTTCATTGGCGTATTTGCTGGACTTGGAAAAGTTGTTCCAATTATTATGACCTTAGCGACAACATTAGGAGATTTATTTTGGGTTCTTGGAGCAGGAGGAACTGTAAGAATACTATTTTTTAAATGGATAGGAGATATAGGAAATGTTTTGATAGGAGTAGGACCAGCAATCATGGGATTGATTACTAAAATCCCCATTCTTGGAACGGTATTGTCTACATTGGGTGGACCGATTACGCTGGTCATTGCATTGGTTGCTGCTTTAGTTGCCGCCTGGGTAACAAACTTTGGGGGTATTCGGGATAAGGTAGGGGCAGTAATTGATTGGATTAAGAATGGATTAGCATCTTGGGGAGACGTGTTTTCAAATCTTGGGATAATTATTAAAAATAAGTGGGAAGATATAAAGGGGGCATTTGATAATGCTAAACAGGCATTGTCGGAAAAGTGGGGAAAGATAAAAGAGGGCATTCTTGGAATGGCTGATTCTTTTCGTGAAGGATTTCAAAATATAAGAAATGTTGTTCGAAGTAAAGCGACACAAATAAAAACAGCATTATCTAATGCTTGGGGTAAAGCAAGTAAAGCGGTAGAGGATGTTTGGACTGGGTTGAAGGAAGGAGCCGCAACTGTAGTAGATGGCTGGATTTCTACATTCCAGGAAAGCGCTCTTGGTCAGCTTCTTACTACTTTATGGGAATCTATTAAAGAAAATGCATTGGAAATTTGGAACACGTTTGTTGAAGAATTTGGTCCAATTTGGGAAGACGTAGTTTTAATTGTGACGACGGTTTGGGACAGGATAAAAAATAAAATTATTGAGGCATGGGAAAATATTAAACTGGCAGTTGAAACTGCATGGACGACTATAAAGGATTGGTTAGTTGCACAATGGGAAACATTTAAAACCTCCGCTTTGGCAGTTTGGGAATTTATTAAAAATTCTGTTATTACCGCTTGGGAAACCATTAAAACGTTTATTGTGAACTTATGGAATAATATCAAAGACCAGGTTTTAGCCGCATGGGAAACGTTGAAAGGAAATCTTCTTGCCGCATGGGAAACGTTTAAAGGAAACGTTATTACTGCCTGGGAAGGAATTAAACAATCTGTGATAAATACTTTTGGTCCAATTGTAGACTTAGTTGTTGGGATTGTAACGAACATTAAAAATAAAGTTGCTGCAAAATGGGAAGAAATCAAGCAAGATGCTATTATTCTATGGGAAAATATAAAAGCTGTGATAGGAGAAAAATGGGACGGAATAAAAACATGGGTTCAGGAAAAAGTGGAGGCGGTTAAACAGGCTATTTCAGATTTCAAGCAGGGTTTTATCAATGTAGGAAAAGCTCTCATACAGGGCATAATTGATGGTATCGGTTCCATGATACAGAACTTAATCAATAAAGCTGCTGGGGCAGCACGAGCAGCACTTGATAAAATTATGGGAATTCTTGGAATGGGCTCTCCCTCCAAGGTTTTATTCGAGGTCGGTATTAATATGCTTAAAGGTATGGCGGGGGGTATTTTAAATGCAAATGATTTGTTAATGGGTGCATTAGATACAACATTCTCGATGGGACTTCAAACAACACAAGAATTTGCTATGGCTGCTGCTACTCCTGTAATGTCTCCAATGGGAGGTACACCTGTTTTTGGACAAACATCAGCACCAATTACACTTAATTTTGGAAAAGATTCTGTACGCAGTGATCGAGATATTACAGATATCGCCGAAGCGGTTGAACGAGTTCTTGCACGAAGGGCACAGGGAAATATTAGCGCAGGAATGGCTTACGGAGAAGAATTTTAATTCTTCTGTGAGAAAAATAGGTTTAAACAATGACATTTAAACTCTTAATGACAAATGGAATAGACAGCGTAGACTTTCTTTCCTTCTCATATCATCTTCGAGATGGAGGACTTGACGTTTTAACTCCAAAAAAGAAGCAAGTGTGGGGTGGGGAATCTGTTTACTCTCATGGTTCGCAGTTAGTTACTTCGACATTTCAGAATAGATCAATTCGTCTGTGGTTCCATGTCACAGGGGTTACACGAAACGAGATTATGTCAAATGTCAGCAAGATAGAACGACTTCTTGAAGATGCTCGTCACAGGTCTATTGAGCAGACAGGCTCACGGGTTGAAATTCAATATCAATGGGATGGAACATCGAATGTTACTTATTTTGAGGTTATTGATGGAGAACTTCGTTGGCCGAATGATATAATGTCTGTGGAGCAAGTTCATCAACAGGATGAAGAACTGCGTTATATTATCCAGGATTTTTATCTTACGCTTGATTGTGCTCCATTTGCATACCCAATTTCTCCTGTTAACGGAACGCCTGTAGAGCTTGCTCTGACGAATGGAAATGGAACAGATATTACAGGAGGACTTGCTGTTTGGAATCATGATGATGACACGGCTGCAACACATGACAATTGGGTTCAAATTGATGGATCGGATTTTTCAGGAGATTTTCCAGCGGTTGTAAAACTTGTTTTGGAAGCAGACTCAGGAGAAGCGGAGAAAACATCGAAAATTTATATCGGTGTTCGAAAGGGAAATTTGAGTTTTGTCCATATTTTGGAAGATGATGATGCCGCAGCAGTTTTTGGATCACCGTCCCCAACTTCTGATGTAGATTATTCTTCTGGTGATTACTACACAGCGATTAGTTTTGCTGATACAGATGGGGAGATCGATCTTATTCGATGGGCATTGACTGCAACACAAACAGAGAATACACAGGGACCCTTCCGTTTCTTCGGACGCTGTAAAGCAGGTACGCATTGGGATCAAAATGGAAGTTATGCAATTGCAATTAAATATGGAACTGCCATTCTTTTTCAAAGTGAGTGGATTAAACCGATTGATACAATAACGGAATTTTTAGACTTTGGCACGGTCTATTTGCCCCCATGGTTAGTTGGAACACCTACAGATTTAGCAGGATTGGATATTGTAATTCGTGCGAAGCGGGATGTTGCAGGAAGTACTACAATCAATTTGGATTATCTTGCTCTTATGCCACAGGATGGAGGATATCGCATTCTTGAATATCGCACAACGGGCGTATCTCAATTTGAATTCAGTGTAGATGATGGATGGGAGGAATCGGTTTATCATATCAATTCAAGCAGTAAAAAAACAGGGCTTCCTTACGGATTAATGCCTCGACTTACGCTTGAATCAGGCGTAGATCATAAAGTTTTCTTCTTTCAAGAAGGAACTTCTAAAAACTGTGAGATTACTCGACAGATGAATGTTCAGATATTTGTTGTACCAACATATAATGTGTTAGTGTAAAATGAAATTATTTATCGCCCTTTGGAAGACTTATGCAGAGAGTAAAGCGGATTTCGCAGAGATGACGAGTCGATTTTCTGGTTTAGGTTTTGATACAGGTCTTCATGGAGGCTTCGGCGCATGTTCTTTTAAGGTGGAGGTTGGGGGGTACAATGCAATTCGTTGGTATCGAGATTATGTTGGATACCATATGGTTCTTTTTGATCATCTTGGTAGACGACTCTACGAAGGACGGGTAGATTCTACAGATGCGGATACACAAGGGGTACGAGTAAGTTGTGTTGGATATTATAGTCATGCACAAGATTTAACGCATGGTATAATTTATCCTGCTTCAACGCCAACCTCGATTTCAGAGATCATTGAAGATACGGTTGATCTTTCGGATCAATGGTGGGCAAATCATGCAAGAATCAAAGTTACGACAACAGACATTACCCCACAAGATTTTACGGGAGAGCAAAAACTGCGAGATGCGATTGAGCAGGTTACAAAATTTGGGGATGATGGAGTTATTCCTGTACCAATTTATTTTGCAATTTGGGAGCACCGTCTTCCTCATTTATTTGCAGAACCAGACATTACCGCAGTGGAACCTGATTGGCAGGTTTTTGTGAGGGATTTTGGTGGAGGACAGGGGCTAACATTGAGTCGTAATCGAAGCCAACTTTATAATAAAATTCAAGTTCTCTATGATGATCCTGATATTGGGGCAACATTTACAGATTGGGAAGAAGATTCAGTCAGTCAAACATTATATGGTGTACGAGAGGGAAGTTTGAATATTGGACCTGCATTACCTGGAATTGCAGATACAATGGGGGAGCTTGCACTACACAGTTATTCCAAGCCCACTCAATCTTCACAATTAGGTATTTCTGGGCGAGTATATACTCAAGCAGGCGCACCCGATTACCCGTATATGGTGCGAGCAGGGCAGTTGATTCGTATTAACGATTACGATCCTTCAGTAGCACAACTAGTTAGTGCAGAAAGTGGTGAGGATGCTGCAATATCTTTTATTACTCGCACAAATTATAGTGCAGATAACAATACATTAAAGGTTGAGCTTGGACGTAAAAACGTTGCACTTGACCTTTTGATGGCACGACTTGGTATGGGATCAGCGAGCGTGAGATAATGACCAGATTAGACCGTGAAATTCGACGATTAAAATCATATTTTATCGCAAAAGAAGGTGGTGCTGTATCAGGAGATTTAAATCCTGATGTTACAGAAACGCATGATTTAGGTCGTACAGACAAAAAGTGGGATAATATTTATGCAACGAACATTTTTGCTGATACTTATGAAGGTGGAGGAATTGGTGAAGACGCAGATACTGTTGACGGGTTTGATGCTGCTCAGAACCCTCTTCCTAATACATTATTGGCGCTCGATCCACAGGGTGTATTTCCAACATCAGTATATCCAAAAGCGTTGTTGAAGGATGGAACTCGTTCTCTTGAAGCCAGTTTAACGGTTGTTGCGGGCGCAACTGTGGATGGGGTGGATATTGGTGCACATACACATACTGGCGTTGGAAGCATGGGGCCGACAATTGCACATGCAGACACTACAGGCTTGGATGCAGACGATCATCCACAGTATACACAAAGAGCGCAAGATGAAATTATCACAGGCGACTGGATGTTTACACATCTTCAGGATCGTTCTGCTGGCTGGTTGTTCTTACCAGATGACAAAATTTTCAAAGCCGTTCCTCATAATATGATCTTTACTGCAACAGCAAGCTCAGCATCTATAGGTATTGGTCCTGAATCTGGAAGTCCTCTTGAACACGCAATTTTGCTTTACGATGATACTACTCCATTAACCTATCTTAAAATTGGACGAGGAGATAATTCAGTAACATTATCAGGAACTGATTCTACTTATCGTTTATGGGCAGGTGATGAAGTTGCAGCGGATGCCCCATTTCGAGTAGAACAGGACGGCTCAATTTTTGCTTCAGATGGGGTAATTGGTGGTTGGACAATCGTACCCACTAAAATCTATGCGGGCGATATGGAATTACAAGATGCGGGACGGATAATTGCAGGATCAGGAGATCAGATTGTTCAAATTGATGCGGCTGACCCTACCTGGAGACTTTGGGCAGGAAATGCAGTTGCAGGAAATGCACAGTTTCGGGTGAATAAACTTGGACAAGCGTATTTTTATGATGCATTTGTTACAGGGACATTAAGAAGCCAAAACTTTATCAGCGGGCAATCTGGATTTAGTCTTGAATCTTCAGGACTTGCGGAATTTGATCAAATTATTGCTCGTGGAAAAATTCAAGCAGTTGTTTTTGCAGAAGCCGCAGTTTCTGTTGCTTCAGGTAAACTTATTATCACAGACGGTGCTGTATTATCCGTAGATGTGGATTCCGCAGATGGGTTTATTATCGTTGATGCCCCAGTATTTCAGGCAAATGATATTATTCGCTTAAAGCCTTCATCTGATCGTGATGAATGGATGCGAATTACTTCTCCATATACGGTTGAATCAGAAGGGTTTAAACATTACGTTGCTCGTGGATTAAACTCAGCAGAACCAACCTACACAGGTCCTTATGATTTTTACGCAGGGGAAAGTGTTGCACGTCTTGGATCAGCGGTACAAGCAAATGTCGGTTATCCATTAGCCGCAGGTGAAGAAGGTGGAGAATATGGTGAGTATCAAGTAGGTGGATCAGGAAGCAGTTCAGGTGGCGGCTATCTAATTCTGGAAGGTTCCCGTAATTATGGACCATTTTTTGGTGTTGCGGCTCGCTATGGTCCTGTTTATAATCAGCTTCTGGATGTTGTTCGTGTGGGAAATCTATCAGGCATTTTGGATTATACCTCTGAAGAATGGGGTGCAGTATTTGGGGACAGCAATCAATATTTTACATATGATCAAACACAGGGGGTTCGTATTAACTTCTCTGGTTCAGGCGTTGTGGATTCCTCAATTGATCGATATGGCATTAAATCTGAAGTTATGCGGCTTGCAAAATTAACCACTGATCCAACCTATACAGATAATTTTGAAGCAAAACTTTATTTTTATGAAGATGCACCAACAAGAATACTTAAAGTACGTATGAAGGATGATGCAACAGAAATTGAGCAAGCTCTTGGAGATATGTTTAAGAGCGTATATGATACCAATGATGATGGAATTGTAAATTCCGCAGTGAATGCCGACACGGTTGATAATAAACATGCCTATACAACGGCGACAGCTAACCATCTGCTAACTTTGGACTCATCTGCCAAGCTTCCTGCCTCTATCACGGGAGATGCGAATACCGTAGATGGTTATGACGCTACACAACTTATTGCTACTGGGAAAAATGTTTTGTTTAATGGTGGTTTCCGTTATCCTTGGGAAATAGGTTGGACTTTATATGATCCAGATGGTATTGTAGCAGCGGGGTATCCAATAATTTGGCAAGACAATACAGATTGGACATTGAGAGATCGTGATTATAGAGTAGATGCTCTTGGCTCTACTCTAGTTATTTGTGGAACTAAAGCATATTCAGCGGGTCAATCATACACTTTTTATTCAGATTTTGTACCTGTTACTGCGGGAAAATATTATACAATCAGCGCATTAGCAGCAGCCCATCGTATGACTTTTGCAGAATGTACCATAAGCGTTCGTTGGTATAACGAATCCAAAGTATATCAAAGCGTTACATATTTAACAAGCGCTGATACGGAATATGCGTATATCACCAAGAGTGGCGGCAGAGAGGATAGTACATTTGATCACATGAATGTTTCTATTCAGGTTCCAGCAAATATTCGCTATGCAATTGTTGCGGCTGTTGGAACTGGATATACTTCTCCATCTGACTGTTATATGTTTCTTGATCAATTCAAAATTGAGCCTAGCAGAGCATATACTAGATATGCTTCTGAGACAGACAATGATGGGGTGAAAAGTCTTGGCTGTGTAATAGGAAGCGGATTTTCTATCATTGAGAGTGGAGAAGAACGGGTAGTGCGGGTTCCCAAAGAATACGGACAAGCCAGGATTATCCGTTGTTCTGTGGTTGGAGATGTTTCTGGAAGTGTTTTGCTTGGAATAGATAAGGCTACCTGGGCAGCAACCCCATCCTTTGCAAATATCTGTGGATCAGATTATCCTAATCTTTCTTCTGCGCAGACGTTAGAGAAGGAATCATTTACGGGCTGGACGATGGATATTGCTGGCGGTGACCTGTTGAAATTCAAAACTCACCGAGACAAGAAGTACACATCGCTCAAACTTGACTGCGTCGAAGATCTAAGGCTTACATGGGATGCCAAAGGCCTCCACACCTACCTTGCGTCCCGACCGCCGTCCTGGCAGATCC